CATTCATCTTGCTTTCTCCAACAGGTTGTATCACTGTATTTGGTTGTGGGGTTGGTTGCTTTTGCTGCGTGAGAAATTCATAGTCTCTACGGTCTAGATTGTCTTTGGCAATATCTCTAGTATCAAAACTCATTAATCTGCGCTTGGCAAACACTCTCAATTCTTTTAGGAAGCCGTACCAATTTTTCTTTTGTCCCACATCCATGCTCTCTGAAATGCCTGTGCTGAAATACACTTTGAGACTGTTGGATTCTGCTAGGCTTATGCTGACATGTCCGATGGCTTTTTCACCTTCCATGTAATCAAAATCAAAGAATCTTGCTTCTTCGGGATTGATGGTTATTTGACCCGTTTCATTGCCCAGCTTGAGACCTTTGAAGCGGCTTCTAATTTTAAAGAATAAATCAGTGGCGATGTTATTTGTTGCATCCATAGTTATATTTATCAAAAACCGCTGCTTACGAAAATAGGCATAGGCATCTGTTCTTCCGTGATTTTTTCAGTGAGCTTGTCATAGATCTGTGGATCCCAATCGGCTAACACGGTGGCCATGCGTATGATCAACAATACACCACTGATTAGATCATCATGCTCGCCGGTTTTGGCATTGAATCCCACACCTGTGGCCACAAATGTCTTGAGTTCAGAAACCAAAGGCTTGCTGTAGATCTTCATTTTTTGTGTTTCCAGCATGTTCTTGAATTGGCTACATGCGGTGATTTTTGTGCGGTGCGTGGTGTTAAAGCCCTTGCGAAACTTTCGCACATGCCCTTTGCGTATGGGCTCACTCAAGAACAGTCCCGGAAAGTTTTCTTCACCGATATCACGTATCACAATCAACGCAGCTTCACCCAAGGTGTTGTTTTCAACACTGTAGTAGAGTTGAGGTTGTCCGCCACGCTCAATGCCTCTTTCTTGTATGTACTTCAATATCTCTCGCATGACCTTGACTTGGCTTTGTATAGGAGTGGTATTATGACGCCATTCAGCTACCTGATCCATGGTAGGCATTTCAAATACCTGTATGGCAGCGTAGTCGCCACCTGTGCCCAAGCTGGGATCATGTGCTACTAGATAAGTTGCCTGAGGATTGATGTCTTTGTACCAACGTGTTTGCCCCATGGTCATCAAAGGATCAATCCCTTTGATTTCTGCCAGTCGTACAGCGTTGATTAGTGTTTCATCGTAGACCAAAAATTCACAATCAAATTCTCTACGAAATCGCTCTTCCCCAATTTTGGCACGTTCTGTCTGTGCCCATTTTTCATCACGATCAGGATGCTCTTTCCATTCGGCAAAATATGGAAAAAATCCGTTGACTCCTAACTTTTGTTCATTGCCGTGTTCGTCAAATTTGTTGTTGGCTTCTGTCCAGATCATGGCAAACTGATCTTCATCTGAATTTGGTGTTGACGTTATAATGGCTCGACCACCTGTGCTCAATGTTGGTGATAATGCTGTCCAAAACTCTTTGGCCTTTTCAGGCGGCTGCACGAATGCAAATTCATCACAGTAGATTAATGAAAGAGATTTACCACGCCCTGTGTTTTCTGTGGTTGTTGTGGCCTGTATTCTAGAGCCATTATCAAATTCAATGGTGTTTCTGTTATAGCTGATAACCCCTGCACGGATAAAATCTGGTAGATTTTCATAGCCGTATCTATAACGATTCATGATGTCTTGCGCACCTTCATATTTGTGTGCAGCAATCAGCACCTGTGCTTCTGGTACAAACTGTGTGAACCAAAGTAGGTATCCGCAGGCACATGTGGTCTTGCCCATCTGTCTCGGCAACATGGCAATGACATCTTTATGACTATGATAGGCTTCTATGAGTCTTACCTGATAGTCATAAGGTGCAAAATCAATAGCACCTCTAACTGGATGTTGTATTTTTAAAAAATTCCGCATGAAGTACAACGGACCGTCAATGGGATCCATGCACTTCTCAAGATGCTGAACTTCTTCAAGCGTGTACCGTTCGGGCTTGTGAGCCTTCTTGATCAGTACACCATCTAAACTTTTTCCCATATTGTTATTTAATGAAAAAAATAGGCCCGGTGGGGCCTATTTGGATATTGAACTTGATTAAGCCACAGTGATACTGGCCGCAGCAGCTACAGTGGTACCACTGATGTCTATGTCATTGGGACCTATGCTGGTAGTAGTTGCACCACTACCGTCTATACCAATTCTGCGAATTCTTACCTGAAGCTCTGCCGCACTGCTGGTTGAGCTATCCATGACCACATGAATGGTACCCGCAGTGCTGTTGGTAACAAAAAACATCAATGGATTGAGTTCTTTGACGATTTGTTCAACTGCTTCATCCACAGCATCATCTTCTGCTCTAAGGTCGATAGCACTAGCACTGGCGTTTTTAACAGTGATTAAAAAAGCATTGGCATTCAAATTATATAGGGTTCCTACTGTACAGTTGAGCCCGTTTACTCTAGTTACAACAGCCATTATTGAACTCCTCTAATTTTGGCTTCAGCCAGTCTCTTGGCCAGATCAGCTTTGATGCTGGCCCGTAAATCAACTCCTTCTACACGCTGCATAGGATTGTCACCACCTGCTACCTTGGGGTATGTGCCTTTGGGACCATTCATGCCACCTGCAAGTTTGTTTACCATGTAGTCAATGTCTTTGTATTGCTCATCTGGTTCATTGGCATATTCATTTTTCTTGTCGTCATCTTTTTCCATGTCGTGATCATCCATGTCGTGATCACCATCATTGTCTTGATCGCCTTGCATCTTACTCATGCCATCACCAGACATCTTGTCACTGTCCATGTCACCGGGACCATCTATGTCCATGTTAGGCAGCATTTTCAAAGGTCCAGAGTCTAGATTGCCCAGTGACCCCATTTTAGGTGCCGGCATAGAGATTGGAATCTCAAGTGGCATAGGCTTGGGCATAGGTTGGTTGATCATGTCAGGATTGACCTTGGTCATCAACTTCATTATGCTTTCAATGTTGTCCATGCCTTGTGCATTGAGATTGATGCTGAGACTAGGAGGTGCAGGAGGCGGAGGCATGCTTGGAGGCATGCCTACAGGGTCACCACACTGTTCTTCTACTGCTGGCCTATCTAGCTCTCGCATCTTGGCCATTAAACTATTAAAATCCATTATTAACTCCCCATGGCGCTTTTAAGACCGGCTTTGTCAGCCTTGGCCTTGGGCAGCTTATATTCAGTTGGCCCGTCTTGATCTTTCTTACGCTGTTTGGCAGCTTTTTCAAGATCTTTTAAAAATGTTTTGTTAAAATCGTCTCCAAAGTAATCTTTGCCTTTGACTTTGGGATTTCCTGCTTGTGCATCTGCCAGTAACACTTCGGTCTTTGGCTGTTGCATAGACAGGGGCTGCTCCATCTCACTGGGTTCATCAACCCCGCGTACACGGAAACATTCTTCAGTAATGCCCAGCCCTTTGAGATCGTTGGAAATTTCAGGACTGGTAATTGGATATTCGCAGGTTACTTCAAAAATATGCACTTCACAATTTGTCATTGTAGGAAAATCCATAGGTAGTGCTTGTATTGGCGTGGTGCTGATTTTTTCAAGTTTAGCTACCTTGCATCTTTCCAGCGAAGCCTTGAGATTTTCTTGAAAAGACTCTGGCAACTCACCAGCAACTTTTATCTTAAAGCTGTAGACTTTTTTGCTTTCGGTAAGATATTCTTTTAGTGTTTTCATATGAGTATTTATGCTTTTCCGCTTAATTTTTTCAACAGTTCATTGCGATCAGTTATGACGTAGCCCTGTCCGTTGATCACATCGTTGGGATCGGTACCGTTGTCTTTGTCGATTTTGTATTTCTTCATTTGCAGATCAATGGCTTTGAGTTTCTTTTCAATCTTGTTGCTTTTGGCAGTGATAGCGTGTCCTAACATGCTGCTGGCAACTTCAAATATCCTGCTGCTGTAACGAACTTCCACATTCATGCCTAGATCCATGAGATCATCGTAGGCTGTTTCTGCTTTCTTAGCCAAGTCGTCTAGTTCAGTTTCTTCAAGTTCTTCAAGTTCAGATATTTTAGGAAGAGTGTGCGTGATACGTTCTACTTCTGCAAAGCTGTCATCAAGACTGCGTACCTCGCTGTGATCTTTGACCACTAGATTTTCAGGCAAGGGAACTTCTATGATTGGTTTTGTTTTTTCTTCTAAGTTAAAAAGTTCTTCAAGTTTCTTGGTCATATCAGTACTTATCAGCGTTTTGATCCTTGGTGGAATATATGTTCTTCGTTGACTACCCTAAAAATAAGGCCTTGTTGTTTACACCAAGCACGAGCAGCTTCCCATTTGGCCATGTTTTTCACATACTGTTCTTGATTGTATCTGCTCTTGCCCACGCTTTCTAATTGTGTTTGACTCAGTGGTTTTACCTCAACCACTTCAGCATGTTTGCCACCACTCTTGTCATTGTAGACTATAAAAAAGTCAGGCACATAAATGGTGTATTTGCCAGTAAAAGGATCTCTATATGGTATCTGTATGCTTTCGCTGGCCCATTTCTCTACACCTTGATGCTCATCCAGCATACGCATGAAAACAAATTCCCAACTGCTGCGGGCCAATGGTGTTTTCTTGCCCACATATTTGTCAGGATTTTTCATTTCAAAACGTCCTTGAGCAAACTTTGGCATCAGGCACCTATGTTTCTAGTTTTGAATTCGTCGTCTGAATTTTTGGCCTTGAAGCCCAGTGAGCTGGAACTTGGTCTATTGTTGTTGAGTATTTCACCAACCAATGCACTCAGTTGTAGTCCATCTAGACCTTTGAGTTGATCAATTATCTTGAACACTGCCACACTTTCTAATTTGGCCTGTCTTAGCAGCACTGCGGCAGTGATTTCTGCAGCATCTCTATCAAAGCCGTTGGCTTGGAAAAAACCAATGGCTGCTTCCACATCGTTGGCATTGAGTTCTAATGGTTGTTGCCCGTATTCATCAAAGAATAATTTGGTTTTAGCACCACTGTCACTACTGGACGCAAGTGCTGGCAGATTAGTTCTCATTTATATTATCCGCCAAAAAACTTTCTTGCTGAAGCAACCACAGTGTCACCTGATGGCACATTTCTAGGAAACACACTGCCTGCTATGCCTCCTATGGTGTTGACAATACCACCTATTGCAGCCGGACTGCTGATGATCTGGCCTAGTTCACGGGCAATGCCATCTTTGCTAAGACTCTTGGCATTGTTATAAGTGTTGATAGTCTTAATAGCTGTGCCTAAAAAGCCCTGGGGACTATCAAACAGTGTGCCTTTGCTGACATCACCAAATATGCTTTCTATGCCACCTAAAACTCCAGCTTCGCCAAACACAGTCTGTGTACCGCCACCTTGTATACTCAAAGGACTTGGTGCTAGATCATAGTGCAGTGTGGCAAATCCTTGACGTTTGAGATCGCTGACACTGCCCGAACTGTATTGCACTGATTCATATTCCACACCCATGCTGCTTTCTATGGTATCACCTTCTGCATAACTGACATTGCCATGACTCCAATTTTTGATTCTTGGATTGATCAGCGTGTACCCGTTAAAGCGTTGGCGGCTCATGGTATAGATGCTGATTGATTCAAAGAAGTCAATGGCCTTGTCATTGTCTAAACCGTATCTGAATCCGTCAAGAGCTGTGCTGGCAGGTCGATAGTTTAATTCATTTCTGTGAGCACTGGTAGGTAATTTTCTATCTTGGATATATGCTGCGTAATAGATGGCCCACAAACTGTTGATGATGCCTGCACTGTCATCATGAAATGTAAAATTCACAGCTTCATAGTTGAAATTTTTGTAGACTATTTTTTTTCTGTTGTACTGATTCTTGATCACACTGTCAAAATTATACTTGGGTAATTCTGCACTTTTTACTAACACACTGACTTCTTGCTTGTGCTTTTCAGTAAAGGCCAAGGCATTGGTTGCTCCGGGGCGTATTTTAAACACTGCATAGTAGAGAAACTTGTGTCTTGGCGCTAGTCTAAATGTGTCATCAGTAAAGGTTCTTGCGGCATGCTGATAATCAGCCATGATGCCTTTGGGTTTGATAATACCGCCAACAAGCCCTTGGAAAAAGTTGCCGTCACCTAGAAGATATCTTGTGAATTTATTTGCCATGCAATTATTTATGCCACAAAAAAGCCCGGCATAAAACCGGGCTGTTTTGAATCAATTAAGATTAAGCTGCGCCTGGAGTTAGACCAGTAATTGCTGCGGTAGCTGCTTGACGTCCTACCAGTGTTCCTACGCCAACTGTACCAGCTTCGTGTAGGAAGTTGTCATAACGGATTGTTAACGCTACTGTGGCAACTTCATTGGTACCATAGTTTAGATCACCGTAGTCAGTGTTTTGTAGGAAACAACCAAAGCACTCAAATGTCTCAAGCACCACTGGACCAAGAGCACCATTGCCGCCGTCTAGTACTTCAACACGGGTGGTGAACTTGTAGTCGATGCCTGAACGTGCGCTGGCCTGCTCCAAGAAGTCGAATTGCTTCTGGATCTGTTGTCCAACCAGCTTGATAACGTTGCCACTGGCATCATCTCTGACGTTCAGTGAAAGTGTTTCATGTGTTGGCTTACCACTCAAATAGATCTTTGAATTGTACACAGGAACCTCAATCTCTTCAAAAGAAACTTTGGGTCGTGATACGTCAATGACCTGTTTGGTTAGCTCAGTGCTGGCCTGAGTTCCGAAGCCAAGTAATGTCACTCTAAAACGATACTTGAGTTTTGGCATCAACAAACCCTGGTTTGTACCTGGGCCTGCTGGGTTGATCGAAAAGTTATTTAATGATGTAATTGGCATCTCTTTGCTCCGTTAATTAAATTTCACCAGTATTCTTGATACGCACTGGGATGTAGATGAATTCTATGGCCTTAACTGGCTCAATAGCAATATCAACATACAACTCATTGCGGTCAACTCTACTTGGTGTGTTGTTTGACTCATCGCAGACCACTGCAAAGTCATATAAAGCTCTTAGACCAACTAGTTCTAACAACAAGCTCTCTACTGCGCCTTTGATTTCATCACGTGTGATAGAATCGTTTGGTTCAAACACATATGGGCGAGCTAGTTTTGTCAGCTGGCTTCTTAGATACACAACCAGTCTTGCCACGTTGATTCTATCTAGTGCGCTGGCATTTCTAGCACGAGTCTTTTGACCATAAGCAACTAGTCCTACTCCCACAAAGAATGGAATTGGGTTTACTTTGAGATCATACAGAACATCTCTTGTGCCTTCATTCAGTGCCACAGTTTGGAATTCACCTGATGCCGCATCAATGTAACCCACTGCTGTGGCATTGCTGATACCGCCACGGCGTGTGCCTGCTGGTGCAAACCAAGGAAAACTTACTTGATCGCTTAGAGCAATGGTTTTTAACATCATGTGTGATGCTGGAACCACTGCGTTGGAACCACCAAGATCTGTGGTAAATCCGTTGGGATAGTAGACTGCACAGTATTCATCATAGCTGACAATACCGTCGTCACCGTTGTCTGTAACTAGAGCAGCATTGGTACCCCAGTTCAACAGGCTTGTGGCATCGCTTGCTAGACGCAATGGTGTGTCACCAACAACAAACGCTGTTTGACCGCGATCAATGTTCAAGCTGATCAAATTCTGTAGCGTCTCTGGATATCCAGGAGCAGCGATCAAGTTGAAGTTTCTGCGTTCTTCGTCACGGATTTCTTGGCTGGTGTCAATCACAGACTTCATGGCCTGGATAACAACCTTGCGTTGTGCCTTGCGACCAAAGCTGCCTGAACCATCTTCATTGTTACCACTTTCTGTGGTCCAACGATCTGGCCAGTATGTGCTTTGTGCTTGACCTAGAGCAAATGCAACACCGTTGGGGCTGTTGGTTTGGTCAAATCTAGCGTTTCTTTCTGTAAGGTCAAGGTAATTGTTTTGATATTTCTTGACATTACCACCGCTGGCTCGTAGATTCCACAACAACATACCTTTGGGGTATAGTGCAGGATCTGGACAATCTGTGTCTAAGAAGTTGCTGTCTAGCAGTTCTGCAATGGTGCCACTAGGTGCTGTGGTAGCTGTACCACCACTAGTACCTTGACGTGCATCTGCAAACAACACACCTTGGTCGCTGACCTGGTCTGTTTTGTCAACCAAAACCCATGCCAGAGTCAACCCATTCCATTTGTAGATGTTGGGGAAGTCTTCCATGTCAGCTGTGCTGATCCATAGATCGCCATTTACCAATGGGGTACTATCACTTTGCAGTGTCGGAGCACTGGCAGCTACTATAGGACCTGCTGGATCTGTCTTTGATCCTGCTAACGCATTGTAATATGGACTGGTAGACGTTCTGTAACCTACCCATGTTGCACCGTTGTGTACCAGGATGTCCACTTTGGCAAACGCATTGTTGTACCATAGTTGACCATCTGTGGGCTCATTGTCTGGTGCATCGGGAGTCACTGCAAAACCGTTGTTGCCTTCGTCGGCCAATGGACGCCAGTTAGTGATGATGTAGTCTTCAGCTGCTTCTGTAGGTGCTGTGTAAAAATTGTCTGTGCCTGCTTCTGTGTAGGGATTGTAAGCTGTGAACAATGCTGTGATCACTGTGCCTGTACCCGCTGTCAAACGGATCTCACCGCCTGCCTTGTGTGACAAGGTGATGGTGTTGTCTGCGGTCACCGCGGCTTCAATGTGGTTGGTTACTGGATCACCTGCTGTGTTTGTCATTGAAATTGCATTGATAGCAGCTGCCAGTGTTTCTGCATCAGCTGTACTAGCTGCTGCGGTAAAGCTCACTGTTGCGGATGCTGACAATGCCAATGCACCTTTGATGCTTTGCTTGATAGTAAATGTTTTTGCTCCTGCGGTAAAAGTAGAAGCAGTAATAGCACCCGATTCTGCCACAGTGGCTCCTGTGGTCACTCGTCTCCACACTCTAAAGCTGAGTTCTTTGAATGTGGTATCCTGAACATCAGGAGCTTCATCTGTGCCGTCTGCATAGCTGAACTGCTCTTCAGCATTGGCCTGCACATACAAACTGTCCATTGGAATATTAGTTCCACCACCGCTACGGTCTAGATAGAAATTGGCTTGACTGCCTGCGTTATAGATAGGAGCATCAACTTCTACCCAAGCACCAGTGGCTTGATTGTATTTTTTAACAATTAGATCTGCGCCTTGTCCTGGTGTTGTAGTTTTCAACCACACACTGCCTGTGGGCTTGGCGCTGACTCCTGTGGGCTGTCCCGCAGCATCACTGGTTTTAAATGCTGGCACAGCGGTATGTGGTTCAATGGCCAATGTTGGGGGGAAATATTCACCTGCAAGTATTCCAAGATCGCTGGTTGTGGTTGATGATGCGTGGATTAGGTCGCCGGTTCCAACTGCTAGCACAATGCTTCCAGAACTGGTAGAATCTGCTAGGCCCTCTGTGGCACCGTTGCTGTATAGATACAGTCTGTTATTCACTGCTTTAGCGTAGACTCCAGAAGTTCCACTCATTGCTGTGTTGATGTCGCTGACTAAGCTGGCCAATGTGGCACCGCTGGCAGTGATCAATGTGCCGTTCAACGTGAATGTGTCGCTGACACTCCATGCAGGTGTAACTAGTGATTTCGAAACCACTGTGGGCCAGCTTGCTGCCCAACCGCCGCTGCCTACTTTGACCCATGTTCCGGCCGATACCAAGCTGTTATTTTCGTTGTAGCCGCCGCCTGGGCTCTTGTAGTAGATTCTTGCTAGTTCTTTTTGTACTGTACCAGTTTCAAATACCACAGCATAATCGCCAATAGATCCAACCGATCCTCTTGGAGCATTGGAAGTTATTTTGGTAGTTGCGTCTGCATCTGTCAGCACCAATGGAGTTTTGAGTGTGAACTCTTGTCCGCCTGTGGTATCACCAGCAGCACCGTTCCATTCAAATATGCCCCAAGCACTGGCTGTGGTATCAAACCACCATGCGCCGTCATCTGCTTCAGAACCTGGTTCTGTTGCTGTGCCTTCTAGCTCGTCTAGGTTCACATCGGCACGTACAATAAATGCACTGGCCGAAACACCTAAGTAACTGTAGGCTGCTAGCAGGCCGTATTCATTGCGTTCGCTGCCGTGGATCGGTGTGTTGCTAGGAGTCTTTTCAAAGAAAGGAACACCAAACAAATCACCAACATCTTTCTGACTTGTCAATCTAAATGCTTTGCCAGCATTTGCTTTTGTGGTAGCAGTGGCAGTGCCGGTGCCTGCTCCATTGCTTTTATCCTGTGCTGTTGCTACGACGATTAGAGGAGTTGTACCAGGTTCAGCTGGTGTATAAAAGCTCTCATCAATTATCGTAACTTGTACGCCTGGGGAAACTAGTGCCATATCGTTATCTCCTGAGTTTAAGTTCTCTCGTAATA